GGATGAAGTGGTGAACTTCCATCTGGTCGTAAACGACCCTGCCTGACATTTGACGTGAAAGGGCAGAGATGTAGTTCTAGCGAATTTTGCTGGAGTATTCAAACTCGGAAAGGGTCATCCCATTGGTGATGGTGGTCCAGCCTGATTGAGTTACAGGCTTGTCATTCTCATAAGTGGAGAATGGTTGGAGGGTCATGTCGTTTGCTAGTATGCAAGGCTCGATGTGATCTTCCATCCATCTCTGAATGAGTCCAACTTGGACGTTCCACGGGCCCATGTCGGTGATGACATATGGGCATGGGTTGACGAGGGGACCTAGGTCTGGCCTCTTTGCGTAGTAGTAAGACTAGGCAGATACAACATTCATCTAGGAAGGGGTTGCGGTCTTACTATTACCGAGGGATTACGTCTTTTCTTTGACAACCTTCTTCTCCTTGTAGATCTCCCCGAGCTGTTGGTGGAGTCTGACATCTGTGGACTGGATCTGGTATGCGTACTTCAGATCCACGATGTCTTCGGTGGAGATTCTTCCGTTTAGGACGATTGAGCGCTCTAGTTGTGAGAGGACGTTGGTGGCGTCGTAGCTGAACTCAGATCTCCCAAGGAAATAGTCGGAGGCTCTAACGAATATGTTTCTGTTCCTTTGGTTGTATTCGTAAGCGTTTTGAGAGTCCATGGTGACGCTAAATTGTGCGTTTGATCCATTACCGGCTCTCTGGATGGCTTCTTGCAGTTTTCCTCCGAAGAATAACTGTCTGAGACCCATGCCGCCTCCCTGTTTGACGTTAACCTGGGAGTCATGCGAGCCTTTTGTCATAGATAGAATGGTATTTCTGACAGGCTTGGAGTACTGGTTGAGTACGCGGAGGTCTCTGAAGATTCTGGCGAACGTCTCTTCTGACATCGCTTTTTCCTTGTGCACCTTGAGCACGGAGGAGACGCTCTTTAGCTAAGCCACTTCCTTGAATTGGTTCATCAAGTAAAGGGACTAGACAGACTCCTGGGTGCTAAACGGCTTGAAGAGATGTTTGGAGAGGACAAACTTAGATGCGACCTTGATGTCGTAGAAATGGGAGTACCATCCATAGTTGATCTCAAAGAGAGGCTGGGGGTAATGCACAAGGGAGTGTTCGTAAACAACTCCCGAGCCTCTTGTCTTCATGACAACTCTTGACTGGGGGACTTATTTGTCATCCTCTGAGTAAGAGATGTCTACCGTTCCCTCGTTACAAGGTAAGACGTACGAACCAGGTGTGGGGAAAAAGTTAGCACCGACAGTGTAAATCCATGCGTCGGGGTATGCGGGGACCCAGTCTTCGAGGTAGTAGTGCACGTCGAAACAGGTGTAATAGACTGGTCCTTGGAAAGGGAAGCCATTTGCTTCGAAATCCTAAATGGTCCCTGGGTATATCACTTGGATTCCCGGGGTATGCTCAAATTCTCCTCCATTATGACCCTCAAAGTGATAGAGGTTGTCATAAACTGTGTCGTTGGGTCGAATAGAAAAAACGTTGACAGTGGTAGGGAGAAAGGCGGGGTCTAGCATGAGTTGTGCACCGATTGCTTGTGATGCGACTTGTTGGAAGGCGTTCTAGACGTTTTGATAATACGCCAAATCTTTTATTCCTCCAGCTGCTATCCTGAGGGAGTCTTCTCTGTCTCTCTCTACTTCATAGATTGATGCTAATGTGAAGTAGGAGATGGTCTGAGGATGGGCGGCCATGAAATCCCTCTCACTGATGATGTCTTCTACGTAGACACCAAAAAGCTGATCGACGATATTCTTCGTTTGGACGAATTTATCTCCGAGACACAGGATAGTGTGGACTCTGGCGGGCTCTTTCAGGATTGCTTTCCTGACTCTTTACCACATTTCGGCAACAAGAATGTTGACGGTGGTTCTCAGACATGGATGTCCGCCATTCTGGTGGTCGGCATCTCTCAAGGTTTATTTATCCACGTCCATTCCGTGCATTGCCATGTAGTTGGCGAACTCAATAGGGATCTTTCCTTTGACATTGGTGATCATGTCACGTGTCCCATATTGTTTGAGGATGGTGTAGTGGGGTTTACTTTTCCTCTTCTTCTGGGGAGCGTCAAAAGCTCCGGTGGATGGGCATGTATAAAGCCTCATCATGGCCTCTCTGTAGGCTTCGGCGGTCTGGAAAATAGTTTTAGGGACCGGCTTGATAGTTTTGACGACTGTGTGGCTGTCGTCGCCAAATAGTCCATTCAGCACGATGTGGGGGAGGTCAGGTTACAGAGTGTATCTGACGGCCAACTTGTCGGACGGCTTCTTGTCATAAAGTCCGGACAGGTGCTTGAAATGGTGGTGGAGGGCTAGGACTTGGTTCTGTGTCCTTGGCAGAGGGTCAATCAATTTATTCATAGCTTGGAGCTAAAATAAGCTGAAGACATAGTCTCTGTCAGCCTCTGAGTCGGATGCGGGCAGATCTGTGTAGATCTTGGCTCCGGGAACGTATTTAGATACGATCGTCCTGACTCTCTTCATGATCCCGTTCATCTTTTATTAGAAGGGGATGATCTTGGT